GCTGTAGGCTTATCAGAGAGTGTTTCAGTACTGGAACCTGATTGAGACGCCAATAATTCAGGAGGAGGTGCTTTAAAAAGATGAATATTATGCATCTTTGAATTTGTTGGGCCAGCAAATTTTATATCATCACAAGCTGATACAAAAACATTGATAGAAATAGGAGCGTCAATACTAGGACTAACAAGGTCATTAAGAACTGCTAATTCCAGTATTCCGTTTCCTTGTGTTGTATTTCCAACTATTCTACTATTAGCCGAAAAATTACTGCCAGCAGAATATGGTTCCCCACATTCTTTCCACGGTGCGGACTGACCCCAACCTACAACAATTTCAAAATCGTCAGTTTCTGCAATATCAATTACTCGAGAATAATTTGTATTATAAGAAACTTCAGATCCTAGTTGGTTTGGATCCCAACGAACCAAAATCCTACCCTTATGGAAATCACTTTTAACTACTTGAAATCGGAATTTCAAAGAACCTTGCCAAGATTCAAAAGCAGTTGCAACAGCAGCCAAAGGAGTCATATGAATTTCTCCTTGAACATTATCCAATTGCATGGGTAAAACGCGAGTATTCCACAATAGCTGATCAGGTGTCTCATCAGGACTCCAATCAAATGTAGTTAAATAAGATTCCCTACAAGCCATATCAACAATACCCATTTGATCAGAACCATCTAATCCAACGGTGCGTGAATCTACGGTCAATTCACATTTGCTATCCATGGTTAATTTCATGGCAGCGTCTGCCGCATCTGTATTGGCCAAATTTCCCACAGGGGAAGGTTTGGTTAACACTATGTCAGTGATAATAGTTGGTCTACTATAACCAAACAATTTTGCGACATTTGCAACAGCACCAGAAGCAATCTTCGAAGCAGTCATATATGGTCCAATGATTGGAACAGAAGATAAGGCACCTGCTGCCTTCGCAATAGCTGCAGCTGGTTTTGAAATGATACCCGACCCGTATTCATCTCCATTAATTGTATTGGCATACTTACCTGCTTGCGAAATTAGTATAGGTGCAGCAGAATAAGTAGGCACGGTCAGTACAACATCCTCAGCCCACAAATAAATGGTAATAGTCACAGGATCATTACCACCATTTGCATGCAATAAATTTCCAAATGACTTAATAGTTATATCACCCATTTCACCCCAATCGGCATCGGGGATTTCCATGAAATTTTTATCATAGAAAAATGGTAAACATAATTCTCCACCAGTGTTTGTAGTGGGATTAAGAAAATGATGAGGCTTCTGAGAAGCTTGAATTAAATCTTGCTGAATGAAAGCACGTTCAACTGTGACCTCATCTCCCCGTGAGAAAGGATTATAAGACACAAGTGCCCTACCATAGTGAAATTTAGTGCCTGAAATCACCATCTTGCAATGTAGTTTCATGCGTAACAACTGATAATTAGTGATTTTATTCCTAACATATGGATTTTGACAGAATGCTGTCCAAGGATTAAATTTATAATAAAATTCATCCCCAACAATCCAAGATTGTGCAGACTGACGAATGGGTCGTTCCAAAAACTTACCTAATTCTGTATCTGAGTTGTTGCCCAAATCCATAGTAGCCTCGTAATTACCGGAAATTTTCGTAGTCCAGCCCGCATCTTGATCGGCAAAAGCCGTGATTTGTTCTGTAATGGCAGTTTGAGACTCCATCTCCATTATACCAGGAGGGGGAGCATCATCTGAACCAGATTGCGAAACCATTTTAAGACCCATGAGCCCATCAACTTGTTTTTGCAACATTTTACAGTGACGATACTTTCTGCCCAAGTTCGTCTGGAGTTCCTCAATTCGACGTTCCAATAAAAGTACAGGATTGTCTTCATCAAAAGGAAAAACTCTATGAAGTGCAGGTGAGACCTGCGGTACGTTTGATGTTTCAAGAGCAACATCTTGCTCATTTATAAAAAATAATGAATTAGTAATGAAATTTATGTTATAATATGCGAGCGTCATTAAGCCAACATACCAGTGCTATTTTCTTGGAGCGGGCCACTCCGATGCTAAATAGCATCACCTTATACCCTACATATGCACCTGTCCACTAATTAAAGGAAATTCAGATCCTTAGACAAAGTGCGTTATTATCACATATATATCTCTTTTTCGTTTTAACAGCATAGAGAAACACTGATTACCGGTATAAAGCCCCAGTAACGGGCTGCGTCTGAGCTCTAAAGCTCAAACTTGTTTTTGTACCAAAGCATACGCTCATCATACGTGGGAATTGGAGTCACATATGATTGAATACCAGCTTCAAGAGCTACTTGTTGCAACTCTTCAACTCGCTTTGCGTACACGTCGCGCCCAAATTCAAAATATTTGAGGGCAACATTTTGGATGGCTTCAGCGCTAGATTGTTCCACAGACAATACCTTTGATTGGATATGTGTATGAAGCATCTTTGCAATAGAGCCATCCTCTACGGGAGAACGATAAAGTTCAAGATCGTCGTCCCAAACAGCAAAATGCTTTAAAAAGGAAGCTTCACTTAAATGAACAAAAGGCACTGATTCAGCATCTTTGTCAGCCATTGTATAAGTAATCCCAACTTTCAAAAACTCTGCTGCAATTGCGGTGTGATTAAAATCATCATACCCTTTTGCTACTGTCATGATATTATCGTCACCATAAGTCATGAGAGCAACAACATCGGAGAATAACGGAGTTCTCCACCATCCTTTATCCTTAGCAATTGCGTAGTAAGTGTATCTCATATATAAAGAATTCACTAAACTATTGACGACAACGGTCATAGGATGGCCAGATGGATTAGACCCGAAGAATTGAACAATAGTCCCAAAATAGTCATATGTGGGATAAGAAATTTCTGAAGCAATACCAGTCATGATAGTAATATCATCAACATCATATTTTTCGGACTTTTCAGCAATCTTAATCATAAGTTTAAATGACATCAACATAAATTGAACACTCATTCTTCCATCAAATTTTGCATAATCTCCAGCAATGGCACGGTCCCAACCGTTTTTACCAATGTGATTATACAACTCCGTCCACTCCGGAGACTGAACCACAGTACCAACTGCACATTCAGTGATTTCTTTGTTTCGTTGAACCAAAGCAGCAATAGTCAAGAAATATCTTCTCACTAAAATAACAAATGCTGTATTGGCAGCTGCAAAGACACGTTGTTTGTCTTTTGATAGCTTACCAGGTTCATCCTTCAATGCAGCCTTAAAAACTGTATTGATGCTCCTCCCAGCGAGGAGTTCCGCTTCCAAGCGGGCAACTTCTTCCATGATTAAAGGATCCATATCTCTCACACATGTGATACCTTCAACAACGCGATCACTTTTTGTAACATACTTAGTTTTAGGTCCTTTTAAAGGGAACCCAATCGATGTCGCAAAATTCATTGCGTTTAATCCCAAAACTCCATCAGCTCCTGCCAAATTAATATCATCCGATATTTTTCCGACTTTAGCTAATTCAGTTTTTGGGATTTTGTCCAATTGGCAAGAATAATCCACAAAAGCCTTTTGAACTAGAGCCCCATCAAAGCGACATGCAGTATCAACTTTTCCTGCAATGTCAGCTTCCTTGTGCCTGACAGCACCCATATCCTTGGGTGCACCATGAAGTCTCTCGATGCCCATCACTGAAGTAACAGCTTTGGAAATCTGAGAAACAATCACAGAAGACTTAGGTGAAGAAAGAGGTAAGTTATGCGATCCGTGAACGCGAATCTTAGCGTCAATGGGCAAATCACGTACAACACATTTATCATGTGGGGCAGTCAAAGGACCAAAATCAACACCAAGAACCTCAGTTTCCATAGGAGTAGCAGAATGAGATACAAGCACACATGGCAGCGCACTAAGTTTTCCAATCGCATCCATAATGGTCGCACGGGTCACGAAACCAGCTGCACCTTTGTGCCCAACACCAGCGAGATGGTGTCCAGCAATAAAAGGTACCCCTTGAGCTTCCCCTATTAGTGTACCCATACACAATCCTCCGAAAGTTTCACGAGGGAATGTATATCGATAACCCTGGAACGTTCCACCTTCAGTGGTAAAAACGCGTTCCTTACGAGCAGTCATACTAGGATACTGAACTAATTCCCCAGATTTATTATACAATGTATAAACATCAAGATGTTTCCCATCATAAATTTCCTTAGGGTAATAATCAGTAATATCTTTATGCAATCCTGCACTAGGTGCATACCACACGGCCAAATCAGTACCTGGAATGTGATATGTACAAGTACGATCCAATGGCACGTTTTTAAAAGTATGTCCTCCAACTTTTAATATTGTAACAAACTCAGTAGTTTTCCCAATAAAATGATTAGGTATTAAAAGAACATTACTCTTCAATGGTATGGCATTACAATGATTTGAATCATCCTTGACAACATCAAGCATGCGTTTACCCAACATTTGGTTAAATACAGAGTGTGAAATTGTTTTACTTTTTTCTGAAACTCCCGCATTTCCAAACTTATATTTAGATTCAGCAGCTCTAGTATCCCAAAATTCTGTTTCTTTTTGATAATCCTTCATATCCGATTTGGGCATAGCAATATAGGGAGCTGATTGCTTTGATGGCAAGGCATTGTATTTCCTAACTAAAATGACAAGCAATTTCCAAATACCCAAAGAACCGAGCAAAAATAACACTCTTGCTTTAGTTTTCCAAGGAATTGTTTTAAACCAAACCGAAGGTAATGTTACTCGAGACCACTCTTTAATAATTTCTTGTCGAGCCTCGTCTAACATTGCGTGCACATAATAGCACATAACAATAGTACAAACAAAAGTCCACATAATTTCATCAATAAGCGGAAAAATAAAATATCCAAAATACGATTTGATCAAATGAACAAAATGAAGGACAAAATATCCTCCAAAAACACCCGAAAGGTAATACGGCATTAAATAAAATATCACTTCCATAATCAATTGTGTATGAAAATAAGCGATAATGGCATTGCCATATTGAGATCTCAAAATGCGATCAATGGTAAATGATAACCACCTACAAAAATCAACTTCAAATTCTTTGAAGAAGGAAACAACTTCTAAATAATATTCAAAACCAACTTGTGATTCCAATGGATCCTTAGATAAGGGTTTGCAATGTTCACACATATGTGGTGGCAATTTATGTTCACATAATTCCTTGTTTCTGAGATTTCGTTGTCCATCTACAAACTTCTTTTGACTTGCATAATATTCCGCCGAATAATCACGTAAGAATGCCAAAAGAGTGTGAATCTCAACCTGAACTAAGGGTTTACCTTGATACATAATAGGTTTGAATACAATTTTCTTCTTGCGTCCTGACTTAGCTGAATCCTTGGTGTAATCCTTGGAGTAACTTGGTTCTTCAACAGTGAAAAGAGCATAATCAGGAAATGCATCCTCAGACATATGCCCAATCTTATTCCTATCAAGCATTTCAGTTCCTTCTTTCTTGTATTGATCCTTGACTTCTTGAGTAATGGTCAATTCAAAGCGCCTATTAATAGATAAAGGTTCATTTGATAATTGATTAGACAAGAGATCTTTGACATTGGTAGTTCCAGCAACAAAATCAGGTTCAATCATTACTTTTCCTTTCATTTCCGCATTTGGATTAAGTGCCGACATCGGCACATTATTCAAAAACATAATAATGGGAGTAGCAGGTGAACCAGTAGTACGATCTAAAGAAGTATTGCAAATGTCATCGAAGATAACACCACGATGATGTGTCATAAATTCCGATTGGAAAGCATCCTCCTGATTGAGCGTAATGGTGGCTCTAGGACTAGAATCTTTGCCATTGCACTCTAACACATAATACACAAGAGAATTAACAATAGCAGATTTTCCAACTCCAGATTCGCCTACAAGAAGCATACCTAGAGGTTTTTCGCGAATACTGTCTTTTTTCATCAAAGTTCGAGCTGATAAAATATCGCGCAAAATAGCCAAACGAGAAGAATAATAAGCTCGTTCAGTCTGTTTACAAGTATTCAATAGAGAGAGAGTTGCGGCAATGCATTCACATAATCTACGATCATAGGTAATTTCATCAACATCAGCCTTACGACCGAGTTCAATTAAAACTTTCTGTGACTTCAGAAATGTAAATTCATTGTCATACTCATTTTTGGCTTCACTTGTCCAACAATGGGAAATTTCTCCCGTGGTAAGCACTTTCATTCCAATTGAAAGTACTAATTTGCAGAAGCAACCTGCAGCTTCCATGAAATCCCATATTGAGACTGACCTACGCAAAGGCTCAGAAACAAAAATCGGAATCCCCTTTACAGTAGCATTTATCTTTTTAATCCAGCCCAAAGATATAGCTAATTGCACGAGGTTGGTAATTTCCTCAAAAAGTTCACAATTCCTAATGGAATCCCAATTTTCCGCTATAAAAGCGGGAAAATTAGATAATGGAGACAATGAAGAAAAATCCAATTCGAATTTTTCAGTAAAATCGCGAAAATGAAACCAAATTGGACCAAGCACATCCATAAAATAATCTGAAAAATCAGCGGATATGTTGAAAAAATCTTGTTTAGAAGCTTGAGATGTGTAAATCTCCTTACTGGCCTGCTTCTTTTTCATTCGTAATTCTTCTGCTCGCATTTGTTTTGCGATTTGCGCGAGTGCCCTGCGCGTTTTTGCCTTATTGGCATTTTTCTTTTTGTTAAAATAGTCCATTCTGCGATCCGATTTCTCTGATTGAGAAGTAAGAATATGAAAATGGTACATAAAAAGAAAGGGTGAAAGAATGAATAAAACGCTTAAATAAAGCGAAATGATAATAACTTCATTCTGGGTGACGGATTTTGTAGCGTCCGCCAACGCTAGACTACAAACAAACACAAAAAGTGTAAGCGAGATTCCCTGGGGCACATTTAATTTTGATTCCTCGTAAAAGTAACTTGTCATAATTGAGGTGGGAATTTGATACTAACCGCAACGGGCTAATTGGATACTATAGTAGTAATTTGGTTAAAGATGTCAATAATAATCATCTAAAATGTTGTCTCAAACACATGCGAGAGGTAAGGTAAAATTAGGTGGCCAGACCTTCTATCTCAGGTTGTCGATAGATAAACTTACTTAGCATATGTTATATTGAGTGCAAAGTCGTCCTGTACGTCGGATAAAATAATAGCACGAAAACCAATTATTCTTCAAAATAATTTATAAAACTAAAACTTCGTTCAACCCTTCTGCGGGTGAAGTTTATTATTGTTAAATTTTTTATATAATAAAGTGGGATTTTTCGTAACTAAAATAACGATTACACGAATCAACAGATTCATATAGGATAGTCAATAATTAATTAAAACTAATGCACAAAAAAGATAAGGAAATGGTATCAATACATTTCTAACTTTGATGCACAGGATAGGTTGCTTTTTTGCAGAGTGAGCTCTCTGGGTTGTAGGGTCATATGGTGGAAATCAAGTGGTCACAACTTGATTCTAATGACGCCACTACACTTTCGGAAGTTATTTTAAGTTCCGGAGTGGTGACCAAATAATAAATTTAATACAATATAATCAAACAGGTAGCGTTAGCTAACTGAAAGGTCTCTATATAAATTCCAAGAAAATATTTGTAGGGGTTGCCCCCTAAAAAGTATTCTCGAAAAATACACTGAATGAACAGTAAAGAGAGCAAAATTAATTGCAGTAAATAAACGTAATTGCCGGGTATCGCGGTTAAACGATACACAATCACAAATATGAAGAGAATCATGGATATTAATCCATGGTTCTCCC